ATACACGCCCGCCAGCGTCGGCGCGGCGCCGCATTTCCAGCAGGCCAGCGTGTATTCCGCAATCGTTGCGTTTGCCATGGCAAGCACGGCCGCCTGGTCCACGCTCGCGTAAATCTCAAGCGTGGCGTTCACCGTGTAGGGCAGGATTTGCGCGAACTGCACCTGTACCGTGTCGCACAGCGGGCGCACGTTTTCCGCCGTCAGTGCGGCAGTGACGGCCGCCAGTAGCGTGCCGTCCGGGTCGCTGTCTGCGCCGCCGTCGCCATTCGCGGACAGGATCGTTACCAGCACGGTCCCAGGCGTGGGCGAAGTAACGCTTACGTCGCGCACCTGGCCATCTGCCGACAGCGCGTAAAACTGATAGGCGCCCACCGGCCCGGCGCTGCTGAAGCCTTCGAAAGACTGCTGGATGCGCGCTTTATATGCGGCGTCGCTTTCCATTACGGCAGCCGTGGGCGGCACCGTAGTATCGTCGGCGGGCGTAATGACAAGGCGCGGCACGTCCAGCCCGGCGCCGATTTGGTCCAGGTCGCTTTTCTGCGCATACGCGAGCATTAGCGCCTGGGCGGCTTCGTTGATGCGCTGGCGTAGCAGCACTTCGCGATAGGCGCAAACCTGCAATGCCTTGTAAGCCGGGTCCGACTCGACAAGCGCGGTAAACGGGTATGGGTCGTTAGCGCTGCGCGCGATCAGATCGGCCAGCATGTCCGCGAAAATCGTATCGAAATCCAGTGCTTCGATAACCTGCGGCGGTGCGAGTGTGGACAGGTCCACCGCTGTGTAGGCGTTGGACATTACGAAACCTTTATGCCGTCGATTTTTACGGGCTGCCCGTCAGGCAGGTAATTGCCGGAAATGTCCAGCGCGATTGCGCCCGGTTCGGCGCTGGAAAGGCTTACGCGAGTAACCTTAAAGCGCGGTTCCCACTTGCGAATCGCAGCCGCCGTGGCGGCATAGATGCGCGACACGGTGTAAAGATTCATTGGGGCATCAACCAGGCTGAACAGCTTGCTGCCGTAGTCGCGACGCATCACACGGCTGCCTATTGGCGTCGTGAGAATGTCGGTTATGGATTGCCGCAGGTGTTCAACGCCTGAAAGCGGCTTTCCAGTGGTCGCGTCGGTTCCGTTCATGAACGGGATTCTGGCCGTGGCCAGTGTCCCGTTCCACGGCGGGGTTTAGGCTTGCGCGTCGCTTGTCGGCGGGCCGTCGTGTTCGTTGTGGTGGTGAGACTTGGTGCCGATTCCGTCCACAACCACGTCGCCATTGACGACATTTACGCCGCCGTCGATAGCGTTGGCGCCACCGCTCGATCCTGCCGCACCGGATACCCCGGACAGCCACGACAGCAGCTTTTTGATGGTGGCCGCGCCGTCGAATGTCGCCTGTTCGCCTACGTGTTCGAACTGCTGCGCGGTAAGCGTCGCCTTGCCGTCCACCAGCACCAGCGACGTGCTGCCCACGGTAAGCGAAATGCTGCCGCCAGCAGGCACGTTGACGCTGTAAGCCTTCGCGCTGCGGTCGTGCTGGATCACGGTTCCGTCTTTGTACGAAACCCGATGCACGTTCGGATCGTTCGCGGGCGCCGCGTACAGGTCCTGATACAGCGAAAACAGGATGATGGCCTGCGCCACGTCGCCGTAAGGCGTCAGGATCACCACCTGTTCGCCCGGTTCCGGCGCCCACCATTCGGCATCTGGCCCGGCGCGCTGCACCGCCCACTGCATCGGGTCCGACTCCACCCCGCCAATTTCCACCGTGGCCATGTCGCCGGTCACGGATACCACGGTGCCAATGCGGATTAGCTGCGAAATCTGCCGTTGCAGTTCGCCAATGTCCTGGGCGCTCATTGCGGCACCAGCGGCGTGTAATCAGCTTCGTGGCCCGTGCCAATATCCGGCGCAAAGCTGTAAGACGGGTTCGGCGTCGGCAGGTCGCCTTCTGCGTAAATGTCCGTGCCGAACTGGATTACCTGCGCCCACTCGACACGCCAAACCACATAGCGGTCGGCCATCGGGTGGAACTCGTCGCGATATGCGCCAATCACGTGCGCCGCTTCAGTCCAGCACGAATCTGAATTGAACCGTTTCAGGCGCAGCCATGCGGCCAGGGTCATGGCTGCGGCCTGCGCTGCGGTCTTCGCCTGCGTCGTCTTGAATCCGACCACCACGCGCGCTTCGAAGCGGCCACGCATCGGGACAAGCCCGTTTGAGCGGTCGCAATCGGGTTCCTCTTCGAATTCGGTAATGTCCAGCAGGATGCCCGGCAGTTCGTCGGCTTCCAGCGCCTCGCGGTCGGTTTCCTCGCGGTCAAATACCACCGCTTTAAAATCGGGGAATGTCGCCTGGATTGCAGCCACGATGGCGGCTTTAACGCCAGAAATCTGGACTATTGGGAGCGTTGCTGTCGCCATGTCAGTTCGTGTTCGAATGTTTTAAAAAACCGATCCATGAAGACGGACCCACCCAGCAGGTGGTCTTCGATGTAGGTTTGCGCAGGATCGCCCAGCGCCACCGTGACTTTCTGAAGCGGCAGCCGGGCGCGGCCCTTGCGCTTGAAAACCTGCCTGTTGGACGCGGCCGTGCCGCCATTGCCCGCCCGGCCCTTGGCGATGAAAGCGTCTTTCTCGAATCGGTCGCCGTATGCGGTAACGCCGCCGCCCTTGCGCCTTTCTTCCGCCGCGCCAAGGTGAATCATCCCGATAGGGTCCAGCCCGTACCACACCCGCACGCCCTTGCCGCCCGCCGTGCGCGACAGGCGGAACGTGCGCAGCCGTCGTTTCATTTCCTTTCGCGGCAGCTTCAGGTGTGCGGATAGCTCGCGGATTGACTTGGCCGTTAGCCAGCGCGCCATTTTCGTGAAAGTCGAATTCAGCGCCTTGTCCACCTGCTTAGGCGTCGCGGCCAGAAACGCTTCGATAGCGTCCAGGCTGTGTTCGTCAATCGAAATTTCAATCACAGCGAGGGTTCCAGGTACAGCAGGGCCATGCCGTCACCCAGGGCGTGCGGGCTTTTGTGGACTTCGTAAGGCTTTCCCTCGATAGCCACAAAATTGCCGCGCCGAACGGCTGCCACGTCCACAAACTTGCACGTGAAAATCGGCCGCGTGGTGTCCATTTCGGCGGTGCCCACGCCAATGGTCTGACCCGGTTCATCCAGCACGCCCATGGCAATTGCCACGCTGCCGTCGCCCAGCGTAATCGTTGCCTGGCTGGCGAAGTCGTCCGGGTCCAGAAAGTCGTCCAGAACGTCCCAGGCGGGATGCGCTGGCATCAGGCTGCCTTGCCCTTGGCGGGCGCCTTGGCGGCCCGCTGGGTGCCTTCTGTCACCACCATGCCGCGTGATTTCAGGTGCATGGCGTCGGCGCGCAGCAATTCCACCCGATCACCCGGCATAACCATTTCGCCGTCCACAAAAAACGGCTTCAGCACTTCCAGCACTTCCCCGCGTTCGAAAGCCACTTTCAATTCTCCATTTTGATGTGAAAACGGGCAGCGCTTCGCTGCCCGTTCCGTGTCTCAGTAGCGGCAGCCTATGCCGCTTACTGCCTTAACTTTTACGGCGCCGTGTAGCGTCCGACAGCGAACGATTCGACGCGACGCAGTGCGAAATCGACATCCTGGAAAACCACGATGCGGGTTCCGCCAGACTTCGACAGGGACATGGTGTCCACCGTCAAGTCCAGGCCGCCCCACATGGCAATAATCAGGTCGGCAAAGTTGCCGAAAAATACGTCATCGCCCTGAAGTTGGTTCGTCACGCGCGTCTGGTAGCCGTTCATGGTGTCGCCCTGTTCCCACAGGGTGGCGCCGGTCGGCGTGCCAGGGAATTTCTGCGTGGTCTTTGCGCCGCCCTTGGTGGTCGCGTTGACGACGTATGCCATGTTCGACACGGCCGCGTTTTTCGACGCAATCGCGGTTTCCATCGCCACGGCTTCTGCATACGACGGATTGGCCGCAGCGAACGCCACCGCAGAAATGCCCGTGTAGTTCGAAATGCCCTTCGGCTGGTGCGCCGTGCCCGAACCGTAGTAACCCGCGTAGTCGATCGCCAGGCCCAGCGCTTCGGCCAGATCGGCGCGCACCAGCGCTTCAACGTCCAGGCTCGATTGCATCATCAAGCGGCGCGTAATGTCCGAGTAGGCCGCCACCGTCTTGGGAGACAGTGCGATTTGGCCCAGGTCCATTTCGCCTTCGGGCGCGTCGTCACCTTCACCGATCCAGTAGCCTTGCGAGCGGGCGGTTTTGCGCGGAATGTCCACGTTGCCGACCAGGCCGCCAATCGGTCGGCCCAATTGCATGATGGTGGTTGCGTTGCGCAGCAAGTCGATAAACGCGCTGGCCATCAGTTCGGTGGCGATGGATGCGCCGCCCGTCGAACCTGCGCCGGTTTGGCCGTTCTGGCCTGCGTTGAACGAACGCGACTCGATCAGCGAGCGGCCCAGCACTTCAGGCGGCACCATGATGCCCTGCGCTTCCTTGCCCAGCTTTTCAGCGGCAGCGCGGCCAGCTTCGATTTCGAACCCGGCTTCCTTCTGCGCCTTTCGGTCGGTCGGATTCGCCAGTGCGCGGATTGCCTTCATGAACGAAAACTTGCGCGCGTCTTCTGCCGACAGGCCCACGCTGGCGTCCAGCGTTTGCTCTGCGAGCGGGCGCGATTGGCGCTGTTCGACGTGCGCCAGAAGCGCCTCGCGGAACTCGTCCATGCTCTTGCCGCTCGACACGAAATCGCGCGCCAAGTCGTCGGCGCCATATTTGTTGCCAGCGGCCATGATTTCCCGAACGCGGGCGCGCTCGGCATCAGCACCGGCGCGGCGCTGTGCGTCGGCGTCGATGGTTTGCGTTTCCTGTGTCGGTTCCGGCATGCTTCGGATTCCTGTAATGTTTGCGTTCTGGATTTCATCGCCCTTTTCGGGCACGTTTGGATTTTGCGGCGCTGCCACGGGTGTTTCCACGGCGGGGTTTTCTGCCGAACGCCCTACGCCCACGGAATCGTCGGCCGGAATGCTCACGAAAGAAATTTCCATCGGCATCCAGGATGTGACGGTGTACACGGGCTCGCCTTCGCGTTCCTCGGTCAGCATGTACGCGTCAATGGTGTAACCCACGGAAACGTGCGTGCGGATTTTGTCGATCACGTCCTGAAACACTTCGCTGGCGCGCACGCCCCGCCCGAAGCGCACGACAGCACGGCCGCGCTTGTCGCCGTCGATTCGCGCGGACTCGATCACGCCCACCTGGTCGGTGCGGTCGTGGTCCATCAGCAGCGCACCGCCGTTATTCAGGCGCGACAGGTCGGCGGCCCCTTCGGCGTGCGAAAGAATCTCAACGCCCCACCAGCGCGGCACTTCGATTTCCGAACTGAACGCCAGTTCGACGGTGCGCGCCTCTACGTCAATCGCGCCCACTTCGGCTGTGCGCAGGTGCACGCCACGGCTGTTAATTTCGCGCAGGGAAATCGGCTCTTTTGTCGTCGGTGTCGTCATGGTGTCTTAGCTGTTCGGGTGGCTGCCTTCTGACGCCACGGGCGGCGGCGCAAGCGCCTGGCCCATGGATGCCAGAATGTATTTCTCGTCAATGCCAGCGGCTTCCATCGCCTTAATGTCGGCGGCAATGTCCGCAAAAACTTCGTCAGGGTCGCCGCCCCACTCGCGGATAATCCGCCCGGCGCTGGTTAGCAGGTTGTTTTTCGACTCCACGGCGGCGGCTACGTCGGCCGTTGGGTCGATCCACTGCCAGCGGCGCGGCTGCCAGCTAATCGCGCCTTGCAGTTCGTCCAGAAGCGCAGGTGAAAGCGGCTTTCCTTTAACCTTGATTCGCCCTTTCAGCAGCGAATAGCGCAGCCACGCTTCCTGCACCGGCTGAATGGCGTCTTCAATAAGCCATTCCTGCAACTCTTTCCAGTGTTCGCGTTCGTCCAGCGTGCCCTGGCGGATACTCGAAAAATTGACGCCTTCCAGGTCGCTGGCCAGGTTGTTATACGAAACACCAAAGCCAGCGCTTGCGCCGCGCAGCAGAGTTTTGAACACGGGAAGGAACTCGCCGCTGGGGTATTGCGGCAGCCATTCCTTCATTTCTGCGCCTTCTGGCAGCACGTTGAATGAGCCCGGTTCAGCGTCGAATTCCAGGCTTGTCGGGTCGTCGCCGTCTTCAAATTCAGGCGCCTGCCCTTCCTTCCACTGGACGAAGCCCATTTTTGACGCGCCGACACGGGCGTTGATGATTGCCGCGTCTTCGAATGCGCCCATATTCCGCATACGAAACAGCGCCGTGGCCATCCAAGGCAGTCCGCGCTTCTGGCCCACCAGGTCTTCCAGGAAGCCGTGCACCATCTGGTCGGCCGGTACGGTCGTGTAACCGACGCCCGCATACTCATATTCGGCTTCGCCGTCGTCCACCGTCGAAAGGTGGTAGGCCACCGGGCGGCCGAAGCGGGTAAATTCGATGCCGTGGCGAATGAAGTTGCTTTGGTTGTAGCGGTCCACGTTGTAATCGACAGGCACCCGCAGCGGGTCGATAACCTGCACCGCGAAACCCCACTTTCCGGCGTCTTTGCCCGTCACGATGCGCAGGAAAAATTCACCGTCCTGCACCGCACTTTTAACCAGCAAGCGCTGGATAGCGCGCCACGACTTTTTGCCCGCAATGTCGGCCGTGCTTTTGTGGCCCCACTGTTCCCATGCGGCCTTCAGCGCCCGGCTGGTGTCAGCGTCGTGGCTGCCGTCCGCTTTCTGGAAAGCGGCTTTCATGGTTATGCCTTTCGGCCCCACGATGTTCTGGCTACACATGCGCAGGAACGCCCGCGCATAGTCGTTATTCATCGCCTGTTCGCGCGAACGCGCGACAAGCGGGCGATAGTTCCGCGTAATGATCCAGTCAGCGGGCAGCGCCGTGCCGGTCCATGTTGCGTTTAAACGGTCAAAGCCCGCAGCATTGAACTGCATCGCGGAACGGATCGCGCGGCCAGCAGCGCGAAGGGCGCGCGCCGGGCGCGAAGGTGGCGTGGTGGACGGCATTTCGACGGCGCGGGCGGGCATCAGCCCGCGCGAGCGGATAAAATCGAACATTCCCATTAGAGAATCACCTTTACCTGGTCGCCAAACAGGCGGCCACGCTGGGCGGCCTTCATGCGGCGCAGTTCGCTTTTGTAGAAATTCCGCAGGGCCAGCAGGTCGGCAATGGGCGTGCGCCACAACTCGCGGTTATTGATGGCGTAGCGCATTTGATCCTGCGTTGCGCGCTTTTCCAGCACCGCTTCGATGGCATCCAGGACACGCTGGGCATGCACGCGGGTGTCGGTGCCGTCAGCCATCGCGGCAATGTCAGGCTGAACCGTCACCAGCCCGGCTTCGACTTCCATTACGGTGCCGTTCGAAACGGCGCGCATGGAAAACACGTAATCACCAGCGGGCCACGTTGCCGTGGTCGCGGCGTCCACCGTCAGCAGGTGGTCGCTGCCCGAAGGGACGCTGGAAAAATCAATGGCCTTTGGTCCGCGCAGCAGCACAGAAAGCGCCCACAAGGGCGCTTGGTACTGTTTCAGGCACACGGTGCGCGAAAACGTCACGCCAGCACGGATGCTGTTCGGAAATTGCCCCTGCATTACGTCACCAGTTGGTGGCGAATCCCCCACGGCGCCTGCCTGCGGTTAGCGATTTCGCCCGTTTAATGGGCCTAGTTTCGCTGGGCGCCTGCTCCTTAGCCACGGCGGGGTTTTCTGCCGCCTTAACGGGCTTCGGCGTCGGTTTTGGCAGTGGGCGCGGCTTTTCTGGCTGCACCGGCGCGATTTCGGCCGGATTGTCGGCCACGGGCGCCCATGTCTGCGTTTCCGGGTTCAAAATCAGCCGTTTTGCAAGCTGTTTCAGGCTCGGATTCATTATTTTTAGGGCTGCCATGGCGTACACCGTGCAGTCCAAAACCTCATTTCTGGCCTTATCTGGCTTGTGCCACTCGCGCACCGGAAAGCCCCTTACAAAGCGGGTTTTCAGCTTTTCTGACGTAATTTGCTTGAAATAGTCTTCGCCGTGGTCTTCGTCGGCCGGAAAGTGGCAATAACCCGGTCCTTCACGCTTCAGCGCAAGGCGGCGCATTACCACCAGCTTGGCTTCGTCGGTGCCCACCTGGTACAGGTCCACTTTCCGGCTGTGTTTGCCCGATTGCTTGCGCTGCGGCTTCTCGACAATCTGGCGTCCCCAGCCTGGAATCCCCTTGATAGCGAATATCTTTCGGCCGCGCCGCGTGCGAATGTATTCATAGGCGGCCTGCGTCATGCCCGTGGTGCCGCCCGTGTCTAGGCAGGTGGCCTGGATGGATAGCAGCGTGCCGCCTTCGTGTTCGAACGATTCGGCCAGCAAGTCGTCCAGATCGTTCCACACGTCGCCCGCCAGCGGGTCGCCGTACAGCACGCGGTAAGCAACGCACCATGACTGCTCGAACAGCCCCCACGCCACTATCTTTACTTCCAGGCGGTCGATTTGCATGTCTACGCCGCACGTCAGATACAGGCCGTGCATTGGCACCTGCGCTGCGTACACTTCCCGGCGCGCGTAGAGTGAATCCGGGTCGGCCTGTTCGGCGGTTTCCTCGAAAGTCTCACCCAGGGAAACATTCACGAAAGACTGTAAATCGCCAGCGGCCAGCTTATTCAAATACGACTGGACAATGTCGCCCAGCTTGCGGAACGTCGAAAGCATTTCCGGCGCATGAAATGACGCGTGGCCCTTGAACGGATTCGCCGCCTTCCAGCCGCCACCGTTTTTCTCTGCGTTTCGAATCGCCGCCACGCGCTGGCCGTCGTTCCACATGCTGCCGCAATGCTCACACACATAGCGCGCGGTGTGCGGGTGTTGTTCGGCTTCTGGCGCGTCGCGGCCGTCCCAAAAAACCTGCGTCCACTTCAAATATTGCGGCTCGTCGCAATCCGGGCACGGAACAAAATAGCGCCGTTGATCGCCCGCCAGAAAGCGCTTTTCAATTCTCGAAATTCCCTTGATTGTCGGCGTGCTTGATGCCGTGTTAATCGCCAGGTCGCCGAAAGTGGCCGCGCGCTGGTCCAGCAGTTCCAGCGGATCGCCTTCGCCTTCAATCATTTCCATGCCGTCGATTTCATCGGCTTGGGTAATCGGCGCAGATCGTCCGCGAAGGGTGCGCGGGCTGCCTGCCCATGAAAACATCAGGAACCCGCCAACAAAACTAATCATTCTCGAATTGTTTACGCCTTCGCGTCCGCGCGCCTTTGCCAGCTTTCGCGTAATGCGCGGATTGGCTTCCAACATTGGAACCAATTTCGTTTGCTGGAATGTCTGCACGTCGTTCTGCGTTGGCATGACGAAAATCTGCGAACGCGGGTCGTGGTCGATGAAGTAGCCCGTAATGCATTGTTGTGTAGT